GCGTAGGAAGGAATGCTCACTCCTTGAGCATGTGCGCAATTATTGCGCACGCAAGCCTTGCCTTCCCTTGCCCGCCCACTAGCGTCCCATGAACCTCCCTGGAGCCCATATGGCCGCCGACCTTCCGCTAATCCTCCTCGACGGCGTTACTTCTGCCACCACTGGCCCTGCGCTCGGCCTGGCCTACCAGATGGCCCTTGGCGGCAACCGCACTGGCGTCTCCACCCTGGCCAAGCAGTACCGGGACGTGCCGATTGAGGTGTACCTGCGGATGATCGGCACTTCGGGCGATTCGGCCACAGTGGTCTTTGAAACCGCTACCGATGCGGCCTTCTCAAGTCCCGTGACCTGGCTGACCGTCACACTGACCCTCACCGGCACCCAGACCGGCAAGCACCAGAACAGCGTGGGCGCGCTCAAGACCAAGTACATCCGCGCCCGGGTGAGCAGCTACACCGGGACGCCGACGCTCAATTCATACGTGAAGTTCAAGTAAACGACGCCGCCCACGTTGCAAGCGTGGGCGTATTGCTTCCGGAACCATCCCCCGGTGAGCTTGGGCGAGTGCTTACATACCCGATTTAGTTCGTGTGTCAACAAGCTCCATCTGGCGCTGCTCCGTTGCCCATGCCAGTCGCACGTAGGCGCGCTCTAGCTGGCATGTGCGACGCGACATGACCACATGCGTCTCTAGGGATGGCACGGTCGCGAAGTCTGATCGCGCCTTCTGCGCCAGAAGATCGCAGACCAGGAGGTTGCGGTGGGCAGCGGAGAGGAGCAGGGCGCCGGGGGTCATGCTAGTGCCGCCCACGGATCGTAATCGCTCGTCGCGTGCTTGGCCTGCGCCTGGAGGCCGGGCGTCGTCCACTGCATCTTGGCATCGACCACAGGGTACGCGAAGGTAAGGAACAGCGCGTCCGCCCTATCCGGGGACGCGAGCCCGCGCTTCTTCATGTCGTCCTTCTTTTCCAGCGTGATGGCGTTGTGCACATCGTACCCGTACTCGCGCCCCTCCATCTGCTGGCGAAGGTCCGGGTCATCGGGCAGGCAGCCATGCGTGAGCCATTCCCGGCCGCGCACCCACATTTCCGCCGCCTTGTTGTGGCACAGGAAGCCATCCACCGGCCAATCGCTCTTGGCGCCGTTGTTCACGCCGATGCAGTTGTACCCCATTTGCCGCAGGCGATCCACAACGGCGCCGCCAATGCCCGTCTCGTCCACGAAGATATGGCCGATGACGAATCCCATCTTTACCAGTTCTTGGGCATGGATCATCACCCGCGCCGCTAGCTGCATCGTATCGAGCCCACGGTACACCTGCATCGCAATGCGCCGAGCATCTCGGCCTATGCGGCTGGCAATCACCTGCTCATCGTCACCAAAACGCGCGGGGTCTACGCCAATGGACACACTCTCGGGTGGAGCCGTCAGCATGGGACGCGCTATAGCTGCATCGATCCTATCACTGCTGATAAGCTGATTGCTACCAGCGCGCGGGAACTGGCCCTTGATACGCACGCGCACGAAGTCCGAGTCTTCGCCGTAGTCCGCAATCCACTTGTCCAACTGCGCCTTGTTGGTGCCCTCGACTGTGCGGCTGTCGATCTGCTGATGGTCCCAGCGGTGGGCAAATCGTCCAAAACATTCACGGAAGCGGCCGGTGTTGCGGGTCGGATTACCGAACGCGAACCAAGCGATTTCCGTACGCTCGTCAGTCAACGCACCCTCGGCCACCTCCCATATCTGGTCGTGGATAGCGCTCGCCTCATCGAAGATCAGCACCACCCGCTTACCCACGTTGTGCAGGCCGGCGAACGCCTCAGTGTTGGTGTTGCTCCACGGGATGGCGTCAGCGCGCCAGGTCTTGGCATGGTTCACGTCCTTGGATGAGAGCGACATGGCCTGGAAGTCGAACCAGTGCGCGTTGATCGCCAGCCGATGCCACTTGGCCACCTCGGGCCAGGTCTTGGTCAATAGCTGCTTCTCGGTGTTGGCCGTTACTACGACCTTCGCATCTGCGCGGGTTGAGAGTGCCCACAGCACTATCCATGCGACCAGCGCCGACTTGCCGATACCGTGCCCGCTGGCCACAGACTCCAATAGTGGCCCAATGTCCTTGCCCTGGATGAAATGCGCCTGCGTCTCTAGCAGGATCTTCGCCTGCCACTCACGCGGGCCGGTGTAGCCTTTCAACTCGCCTTCGCCCCAGGTGAATGCTGCGCGCACGAACCCGAGCGGGTCATGGGCGAACCGGGAGAGGAAGGTGATGAGTTCGCCTTCTACGTCCCTAGCCATGCGGTTTCACCGCGGGGTCGGGATGCCTCAAGGCATTGGGCACATTGCCATTGGTTTCGTTGCTGGCGTCCTTCGCCACGTCGGGCGCGGCAATCGTCGCATTCTGAGCCTTGGCCAACCTATCAGCCAAGTCCCCATTGATCGTGTGCTCAACGTGCTGCTTGTCCTTCCAGCGATCCGGGCGCAGGTTATTGAGCCAGAGTTGGGCAGCCTTGGTGTCGGGCGGATAGTGGGCAACCGTGTCCACGCGCTCCACGGCACCCTCAACGACCAGGATTTTCTCATCGGGATGGCTGTAACCCGTTGCCCTCTCGAACAATGCGCGCTCCACCTTGTCGGTAGCGTCTTCGCGACCCTCCCTAATGGCTACCGCAAATTCAGTGTGTTCTACCTGCCATTTCTGGATGGTAGACCTTGCCACATCAAAGAGTTGCGCCAGATCAGCGAGCGTCTTGCCCTCGGCGGTCTTCTCGCGGGCTAGGCGAGGGTGATGCTCGGCGTCATAGACAAGTGGTCGTCCGGCTGGCATTCTGGAATACTAGCGCATCTCCAGCCTATTGGAATATCCATAATTCACTGAGCAGCGCCGAAATCCGAGGCTATAGAAAAGGTGATCTGGTTTACCGATGATGCGCGGTTGACCCGATGCACCCCGAACACATCCCGCACCAACTCCCCCCTACGCACCCCCGCGGCGAGCACTCGACGGGCGACGACCAGGATCACCCCGTACCGGCGGGCGTAGCGCGTCTCGTTCGTCGCCCCTGCCGCAACGCGCAGGGCCACCAGCGGCGGGCGTCCGGTGGTAGTGCCGGCAGGGGTCGCGTCGCGGATCTCGGCCAGCGTGGGGTAGTGAGCTGAAATCATGCGCGGAACACCCCTAGGGCGAACACCTCGCCCATCTTGGCGATGGCGATCGACCTGATCTGGGTTGTGAATGGGGTTGACCTCTGACCATTCGGCAGCCATCCATTCACGGACCACACCCCACGATAGAGGTCTGCTCGAACGATGACGCCTTGGGCCTCCATTCGCAAGGTCTCATGCGAGCGGCAACCTGTTGGGACGGTCGTGCTGACCGCGATCGCCAGCGGTTTGATTGGGTCGGGCTTGCGATTGCGCCGCTTGTATCCGCACATCGGCGGCAGCGGCATGAGGCGTTCGAGCTCGCTCATCCCTCCCCCAACCGCTCGACCTCGGCGCGCACTCGGTCCAGCCTTTCGGCCCACCGTAGATTCTCGCCCTGGCCCAGGGTATTGCCCTCCATCTCGTCGTCAGTTGCGTAGCCGGCGACCTCTACGCGGCGCGCGGCCAGTGCCTCCAGGATGGTGTCGTGGGCCTCCGTGGATAGCGGACCGGCGACTGGCTTGCGTCGAGGCACGTCTGTGTCGATCCATCCGGCGTTGCGGAAGCACGGTAGCCGCGCTGTCGTTGGTGGATGGGGTCGGTGTGGTCATCGTCTCATTCCTTCGGCGTCAGGTGGAAGCGGGCGGTAATTGCTGCGAGGATCGCGTTGGTTACAGAAATGTTGCCCCACCCTGGTTTCTTGAACTCACAGATTGCGGCGGTGAGCGCTACGGCCCGCAACCCCGCCTCATCCACCGGCGCCGGCACGGGGGCTGGCGGCTTGAGTTCGCCATGCAGCGCGATGCTACCGGAGGTCCATATCGAACGGAACCGCTGCGGTATTTCGTTCTCGCCTCCATCCTTAG